CTCCTAAACCTAATCCTAATTGTGTTCCGGGTGAAAGGCCCATGAATCCAGAACCTTGCATAGCTTTTACAGCAGCATCTCCTGATAAACCAGCTGCTTTAACTTGTTCAGGAGTCATTGCTTTACTTCCAATTAATTTTGATATTCCTCCTCCAGCAGGAGTAGCTTGTAGTTGTTGCATTATTGTAGGAGCAGTCACAGGTCCCATAGTTCCAGCTGCAGGAGTCGCTCCTAAAAATGAACCTGTCATACCAGGTAAAGATGTAGAACCAAATGCTTTGAAAGGACCAAAACCTGCCATACCTGCAAATTGTCCAATACCTGCAGCAAGTGCTGCATCTCTTAATGATCTACTTGTTGATTTACCTCTAAGCTTTTGTATCCCAAAGGTTGCTAATGCTATTGTAAATGGATCCATAATAAATATTTAACTAGTTATTATGGTATTTTATCTTATATAAAGCTATTCATCAACATCACTCAACTTTAATGAAATCATCCATAAACTTCCCTGTATAGTGATATTCTCCTACGTGGCTTATTTCTTCATCAATAAGAGCATGTATTTTACCACCCATAGATGTCCATAATTTACAGAAATAGAAGTCTTCTCCTGTGTAAGTTTTAGACTTAGGGCTATAGTAAGAATCAAAAAAATTGTAATAATGAGATCTATCAACCATCTCACCATTAACCATAGTCTTCTGTATGATATTTAATTCACTGTATTCTTTTTCAAGTTTTTCAAAAACCTCACGTTTAATCATCATCATACCTGTAGGTCCCTTTTCTATTTCAATATAACCATCTTTAGGTTCTATGTTTTCTGGATCTTTTACAGTTACAGGGTATACATGACCCATAGTATTAGGTAAGTCATCTGGTCTTCTTTTTAAATCATTATGAAATTTATCATAGTTTACTGTTTTCATTGGGTAAGGTATTAACGAAACATCGTAAGGTGAATTAAATAATCTTAACACTGATCTTGTAGAAAAATCCATATCACTATCTATAAAAATCATTCTATCTGCATCAGAGTTCATAAAAGCAGATGCACAAAGATTTCTTCCTTGTGTAACTAAAGAAGATTTCATAAGTTGAAATGTTATTTTAATTTTATTTAAAATACATTCTTTTTGTAAATCTAAACAAGCTTTTGCAAAATGAATAGATACTTCAGAATGTACAGGTGTACATACCATTAAATGATTATTTTTGTTGACGTTTGACAGTGAGCGCTCCTTTTAAAAAGTCAGTCCAAAAACGACCTATAACTTTCCAATCATAAAATCTTTGATAATATTCTTGTTGAAACTTAAGTCCCCAAGACAAATCTGTTTTTAACATTTCTTTACATTGTAAAATACATTCACCTAATTGAATAGCTAATTTCTTTTTATCTGGTGTATAGGGAATATAAATTGGAAATTCAGCACAAGTTTCTGGTATAGCGCCGAGATCCGTGGTTATTAATAACTGTCCCGCTGCTAAAGATTCCATAGCGGATATACAAAACGTTTCTTCCCAGATACTAGGGAAACAATTTACATCGTAATCTTTTAATTTACTTACTAAAGTCTTATGATCACAATAACCCATATAATTTACATTAGATAAAGCTTTTGCTTTTTCATATAAAGCTTCATAACTTTTGTCGTTTTGAGAATGAAAAGAAGTACCATAAATAATGGTGCTAGAATAAACATCTAAAGTAATATCTGGATCTTTAATAGCTTCCATTGCCCCTAACGCAACTTCTAATCCTCTCCAAGGAGTAGAGATATAACACATCTTTATTTTAGGTTTAGGTGTAAAATCTGTTTTTAATTGTAACTCATCATAATCAATTGCATTTTTAATAACTGTACATCGATCTTCAGGAATTTTAAAAAAGTATCTATACTTTTCATAAGTCCAATGAGAGTTAAATACATACCAATCATACTTAGAATGATTATCTTTGTTTTGAAACCAAGGTTGTAAGTTTGGTTGATCATAAGAATTTTTAATCCAAAGAATATTTGACTTAACAGGATCTAAAGGTATTTTTTCTGGAACAGATGTAGTTATTTGCACAGAATCAATCAGTGCAGCAGATACATGTTTCCTTAAATAATCAAACTGAATTTCAGTCCCACCGTATGGTTTCATTACTTGGTTTTACCAAATACCTGAAGAGATGCAACTGTTATTTTCTGGTTAATTTGTAAATCATCCACGCTAGTGTCAGTGTTGGGATCAGCAACATCATTATCAAAATCAGTTTTGCTAGCATAGACTTTACCTGTTCTTTTGTTTTTTACTTCTTCTTCTGCTTTCGCAGGTAAAACTGGAACTTCTTGTCCATCAATTATAATTGTTTTTGTCATTATCTTCCTTGTCCTCTGTATTTCTTATAGCATCTTTTCTCGTTTTTGTTAAGTCTCTTCTTATGACGACCTGGACGCTTTTTAGGTTTTGGCCTAGGTTCATAGTGAACAAACTTTTGTTTAGCCATTTTCCTGCGATCTATTTATTAACGCATACGATATAACACCTTTAACAACGTTTGCTACGTCTGCTTGAGCTTTAATTCCATCACTTTCTTCTAATACTAAAACCTGGCCTGCAGCTTGAGCGGTTTCATCTGCAGTCATGTTTTTGTGAAAAAATTCATAATCCGTAGAAGTAGAATGATCTCTTAAATACATCTCTACTAAATTATTACTATTATGTTCATTAGTAACTGCAATATTTTTTACCAAAGCTCGTGAAGAAGCATCAATCGTAAGTACTGTAGTTAAATTAGTTGTGGTTAAAATAAAACCTTGATTTTTGTATTGTATTGTCATTAGGATATAAACCAATTGAATGCATCTTGTTCATTTTTTAAGTCTTGTTGATAAGATGTGTTAAGTTGATTTTCTACAGTTTCTAGTGCTTGGTTAATTTGTCTAAAGCCTTCTACTGAATATTCTTGAGGGGGTTCAGGAACATATACGTTTATTTTTGCCATTATCTTCTACCATCGGGTTGTACGTCAGCTCTAAAAGTTCCAAATCTCCAATTTTCATTGATACTAGTATTTTCAATTTTTATATTAGCAAGTCTTCCTCTTACTCTAGTATCTATTTTTGAAGTGTTTTGATTCACTATAAAAGTAGACGTTGTTGTATTTCCTGAAATAGGAAAATCTTTTGTATTTAAAGTAATATTAGCATTACCTTGTAAATTTTTAAAGTCTGGTAAAAATCTCCTAATGGCTAATAAATATTCACCGTCCCCTTCAACAGGAATATCAAAATCTCCTGATTGTACATATCCCGCTATTGCTGTCTCTGCTCCATTTAAATCAATTTGATTAATTCCTACTTCATGAGCATAATAAGTGGAAGCTCCAAAAGTATTAGTTACACCATTAATTGTAGGTGCAGTCGGTGTCGCTGTTGTGTTATATTCTGTTGCATATGGATTTGGATACGTTGAAGCATCAGCAAATGAAGATCTTGCTAATGTCATTGTGCACCAAGTGTTTTCAACATAATTATAAACTGCAGTTCTATTATTTTGAGTTGCAGGATTGTTTGTAGGAGTACCTGATGGATAGAACCAAAGAATTTCATTAAATAAAGAGTTATGAGAAGCATAAACAATTTCGTTAGATGAATAATTTACACCATCATTGGTTCCTGATGTTGTGAAAATAAAATCTTCAATTAATGAAGGTAATAATTTAACAGTACCGTCAAATACAAAAAATCCTCCACCTACACCCATCCAAAAAACTTTACCGTCTGCATAAACCACAGCATGCTGTCCAATACAGCCACAGTTAGAACCAACTTGTCTAATTGAAAATGTAAAAGGTGGACCTACAAACTGCATCGTATAGGCAGCTTGATCTGTTAAAACTAAATTATAATCTTTACCAGAAACAGCAGCTACAATTTTATTACCTGTGTCGAGTCTAAAAGTACCTGCAGTATTAACGGAAGTAGGTTCATAAATACTATAATTTTCTTGATCACTAAATCTTATAAACATTGGGTCTTGTGTATTTGGATTACCAATAGTTGTTTCAGTTCCTAAATGAATTAAATGCCTATCTCGATCTGATACAATAGTAATTCTAGATGATGTAGGAGCTCCTGACATAAGAGTGGCTCTAATATCTAATGGATTTGATACTCCTGGATCCCATGTATAACTTTTACTATCTTTAACCGTTGCAATCAAAATTTGACCAAAATTATCTAAAGACCAGGTTCCAGGTTCAAGTATAACGTTTGATGTTGTAGAACCTGTTCCCCAAGCTACTGTTCCATATGTAGCAGTTCCCCATCCATAACCGTAAGTTTGAATAGTTGGACCTATTTCTACGTAAGGATTAATTGAAGCTGAACCTGCAGCAGACATTCCAGTACCTGTTTCATTAGAAGGCATGGTAATAGTAAAAGTATCTGATGTAGGAGTGGTTAAAATTTCAAATGTATTAGTTTCAAAATCAGCAGTAGTGTATCCTGTAACTCCTCCACCTGGTAAAGTAACTGAAGTAAATTTAAAATATTCTCCTACATCTAAACCATGAGAAACTTTATTAACGGTAACCGTTGCTGATCCTGTTGTAGAAGTAAAAGTAGCTGATGTAATAGCTGTGTCTAAAGGAGTAATATCATAGAAAGCATCCTCGTAATAAATATATAAACATTTATTTGTTCCTATAGCTGCATACTTTCTACCTTCTAAATCTGTCCATGTATGTTGTGCTCTAGCAGGACCCGCTATTTGTTTCTGACCTATTGCTGTCCAACCCCCAATTTTTTCAGGTTGACCATATCTAAATCTTACAAAATCACTTGCAATCCATTGTCCTTCAGCACCTGAAGGAGTGTCTGTTTTATTTATACCTGGTCTAATTTGTACGTTTGCTAATGGCATACTGCCATTTTACATCATATCAAAGCTTCTTCCAAGTAGCAGGAGAAGGTATATTGTGTTCAGATTTTATACCTGGTTTCATGGTAATCATGATATCTCCAGAAATAGAGATA